CTGGTGAGTGCCTTCAATCTCATCTCGAGCCCGGCTGATTTCTTATCCCAATCGCCCAGGCCGGCTGCTGCTGCCTTGAAGCCGCTCTCGATAACCCGTATCTCTCGGTTAATGGTTGCTACACCGGTCTTGAAATCGGTGACGTCCAGGCCAACTTTTCCAACAAGAGGTTGATCACTCATAAGTAACTCTCTAATCTCTGCACGAAAATACCTGGATCAAACGGATCGCCGATGAAATCCTTCCTCCAGGTCGTTACATTGCCATTGCGCCGGCAGGCTTTCTTGATCAGTTCATCCGTATCGCCGGCCAGGATATCCAGCGGATATATCAGCAGATTGGCATATTTCTCCCAGGATCTGGCATACATGATCTCGCCATGCAGGCCGGTGTGAGGCGGAATATCCTCGCCCATCATCAGCACCGGCTTGCCGCGTGCCAGCGCCAGGTAGGCGAAAGTCTGGTGTCCCACCACTACATCCGCCTCATCGATTTCCCGGATGCCCAGATCTCTGTGACCCTGTACGTAATTCACTTCCTCGACCGGCTCCAGCCCACTTTTTTGCAAAGAATCGATGTAACGCACGGTCAGCCCGATCTCACATTCCCGGCAATAATCTAATAGCTTTTTGAATGTGCGCTGGTTCAGGTCCCGGTCCACCTCTGCCATCCAGCCATGATCGGCTGGATGGATCGGGCCGAACAGGATTTTTTGCACCTCTTCTACCGGCTCGAACGGTTTGATCTCGCAGTAGGTCCAGCCGGTCACCTCCATCGGGATTGAGTATTCGAAACGCTGCATTACCTTCGCATGACCAGGCGCGATGACGAACGTGCATTTGGTATGCGGCCAGACGGGATGGATCCCGTCCCAATGTACCATCGGCCGGGCGGCATGCGGGTAGATAAAGACTGGTATGCCACGTGTATGCATGCGCTCCAATATTTCTTGCCGCGGGCCATTATCTAGATCGAAGAGCACGAATTGGGAGAAGACATGCTCTATAGTCTGAGGCTTATAGCCTGCATTCCTCAAGGCATTTACATAGGCCCTTTCCTTACCTTGATGAGGCATATACATAAATACACGCCGATTACCGATATTCATAACCAGGAAACCTCATCGCAATGCACTCTCTGTTTGGATACTGGCTCGCCCTTCACTCCGGCAAAATGCATGATGAATGGGATTAGGCTCTCGATGTCCGTATCGTCAATATCCTTGAGGCTCCAGTTGAAGGCTTTCACCAGCTGGATCTCGATATCGATCAAGAAGTCGACGCTCAGACCCTCCTCCGGATCCTTCCCCTCGATCTCTGCTGGGGCTATGGACCCGGAATTGGAGGGTTTGGCATCAGGTCGTTGGTCTTATGCATGATCTGCGTGATCGTAGAGATCATGTCAGATGTATAGGCAAATTTATCGAGTTCTTCAATCGTGACCTTGTCACCGAACACGATCGACACCAGGCCCGCAATTCCATCGAGATTTTCTTCGGTTAAATTGTTGATGTCGATCCCCTTCATCAGCCTGACCGCTTTTTTCAGCAGGCCCCAGGGAACATCGTTCCTGACCAGCGTTTTGATGACGTTGTCATCAGCATCATAAAGTGTCAGTGTGATCGGTGTTCCGCTCATGACAGGGCACATCCTGGCGTAGTAGGTGGCACGGTCACGGCAGTGAACCATCCGGCGCCATCAAAGTCGGCGATATCTTCATCGCCCACGATACGTTTGAGACCTTTGGTCTTGCCGACTGCAATGGCAAATTTATGGGTAGTGCGGATGGCCGTGAAGACGATTTGAACGGTCTGAAATTCCACGGATGCTCCCAGAGTTTTGAGTACATCTTTGGGAATATCAAATTTTCCCTTGAGATACTCATAATATTTATAGTTGCCGTTGGATTTCTGAGAGCGGAATAGCAGAGCGCAGTCCGGAGGCGCACCCTCATCATCATACATCAGGCCATTCACCGCATCATATACACAGCCTGTGATCTCGGCCAGGGTGAGCAGCGGAATGCCGGTCATGCTCAATGTGATCTTCGTCTCTCCCTTGCTGACCGATGTATCGTAAGACTGGTCATCAGCATATTCAGTAGAGCTGGAGACGTTCGGCTCCGCACTGGCATCGGCGGCTGGCGCCAGTGATTTGGGCGTTCCCACTGTATAAGCGCTTGAGCTATCTGCCGTGATCAGCGCATAAAACAATTTATCCAACCCAATCGTCGATTTGTATTCATCAGCTGCAATTACCATGTTTTTATTTCTCCTTTTTATTATCTATTGATCTTCGTAATACCAGAATTCAAGCGCCAGGCCGAAATGGCCGGTTTCTGGGTTATAAGGTAATTCCCGGGTGGCACCCGGTATGAAGCCTTCCGCTACCATCGCCGCCTTGATGCCCGGCATGCTCTGCAAACCATCCCGGTTGTAATAGGTGATTTGGACGTGATAGCCACGGTTTTTCTCATCATCATCTGCATTCAAGGTGGGATTGGAAGTGATCTCGAAATACACCAGGTACTCATCCGGGTAGGTCCCATTCGTGGCCACTTTATAAACGCTCTCCGCCTTGGGAATATTGATGCCGGCTAAGGCGGTTTCCACTCGCGCCCAGATCGTTGTCATGGTAGGATACCTTTATCTTTGAACACCTGGCGCATGGCTGCCCGAGCCTTGCCCATATCACTATCCAAAGTCGGGCGCACATATGGATGCGCCGGCATTTTGGTCGAGCCGAACTCCTGTACGTTCCCGTAGCGAGCGGTGTCTGGATCGGTATCTCGCAGCAAGCCGATCTCCACAAAATGAACATTTCCTTCCTGCTGTGGCTGAGAGCAATCGATATGGTTCTCCAGGTTATGCGTATCCTTGGCTACTCGCTCTCGCATGCCGGTTTTGAGTATCTGGCCGCCAGCCTGTAAGGCTTCATCAGTGACCGGGTCGATCGCCAGCCCCATTTGGATAGCTTTTTCAAGATATTCTGCGAAACCGCTGGTAGTCAAGCGTGTTTTAATCGGCATCTAGTAGCACCTCCAAAGTTGTGCCATCAGCCTGTCACAACTTTCTTTACTTTCAATTCAAGATATTCATGCCTTTGATGGATATCATCCATGCTGGTGATCTCATAAATATCGCTGCCCAGCACTACCACACAGGTTTCATCCACATCATCCCGATAGCGGATCATCACCGTGGCTGCTCGCTGGGCATTGATCATGCTGGCCGACCAAGCCTCCGAACCATGCACTCCTACCCACTTGGCCCATACTACGGCAATCGTGGAATATATCTCGGTTTGGAAGCTTCCTGTTCCAGTAGTAATGGCCTTGCTTTTCAAGGTCACCTGTTTGTTCATCTCGCACGGGTTGGTAATGATGGTCCCGATTTTCATCATATTTCCTGCGGCGGTACGATATATGCTGTGAACCACTTATTTTCAAGATTCTCGTTAGAGATCTGCTGTAAAAGATGATCCTCTGTGATCACGCTCTCAAACTTGGCGCTCTGGTCACCTGTGGCGCCCACTCGCCCGGTCACGCTGACCACCGTATCGCCTTCGTGAATGTGGTGGACGTGGATATAGCCGGCTCCGTCGATGCCTTCGAAGGTGTAGTAATACAGCGCCATCGCCTCCAGCTGGGTTGTGCATCCCAGGTAATAATCCCTCAGCCCGTCCGACGGCCACCCGCCCTCGTGCAGGCATGTCAGCAGGGCATAGGCCGCGTTCTTGGCCTCCTGGCAGATCACGCTATCCCCTTCCCATTTTCTGCCTGTGCCCCGATAGATTTTTGCGTCGACGGCCGGCAACAACAAAAGCATGTTGGCATCATCAATTTCGCAGTGCAGATATATGGCCGCCTCCGCCACAGTCAGAATGTTCGCCCCGGCCGGGATGGCCGGCGCATATCCCACCACCTCAGACACCAGGCGCTGCACGTCTGTGCCAACTCCCACGATCTCATATAGCAACGGCCCTCGTGTATCGGTTTCATCTGTGGTCTGCACATAGGTATAGATACCGGATCCGACCTCCGCTTTAGTGCCGCTGCCAGCTGTGATTTCCCCTCCATTTTTGGTATAAGTCACGGTAAATGTGCTGCCCAGACCGGCCACCTCTACACCGTTTGTATCCAGTAGCACAAAAACCAGTTTCTTCACCGTCCCGATCTGGATGTTCATATTTCCTCCATCCCGATATTGATCCCAATGTTGATTCCCGCCATGATCGCCTTTCCCAGCCCTATTTCATTCGGACTTTCACTACCACCCTCCAATAACTTTGCATCATAGCCGGTAAACACAAAAACACCTTCGCCTGCCAAAAGCAGGTAAGCCAGCAAGAGCAAGGATGGATAGCCGTTCAAGGTGAAGATACCTGCCTGACCTAAAAGTTTACGATCGTAAAGCAATACTCCAGGGTAGTCAGTCCTGGTAAATATACCGGTATCTGCTTTCAGCAAATGCCCCTCCGCCAGGATTGAATTTTTACCATCCAACGCAAACACGCCTGTGCCACCATAAAGATAATAAGCCGTTCCATCGCCGCTGTAAGTCAGAATAGCGTTGCTCCAGGTGAAGGCAAATGTCCCGGTGGATCCGAGTAGCTTTCTGACAGCCAGGAGCTTTGTATCGGATCCAGAAAAGGCGAATGATCCGGCGGCTCCCAATATTTTCCTGATTGCCAGCATGAAGGCGTTGTAGTTTGTTTTTACGAAGGATCCCGAGGCTCCGAGCAGTTTATGGTTCTCGAGCAGCCTGGCATCAGATCCGGCGAAGGCGAATGATCCGGAAGCTGCTTTCAGCAAATGCCCCTCCGCCAGGATTGAGTTTTTACCATCTAACTCAAAGACACCAGTTCCACCAAGCAAGACGTAATGATTTATACCTGCGTAGGTTAGAATAGCGTCACTCCAGGTGAAGCCAAATACTCCGTCTGCTCCCAGAAGTTTACGCTGCCCAAGCAATTTTGCGTCGTTACCAGAAAAGGCAAAGGCTCCGGCAGATCCCAGGAGCTTATAGCCCGCCAGTAATTTAGCATTGGATCCGCTAAGCCCAAAACTGCCTGTAGTGCCCAGGATGGTTCGCCCATAAGCCAGGATGGCATTTGGTGTTGTTTTGGTAAAAATGCCTGTATTACCCATCAGAATGTAATTATTTAGAAACGGAAGCGTTCCTGAAAATTCTACCCACGGGCAATAGTCATTGGTATCGCCATTGCTATCCGGCACATCATTGGCACCGGTGTCGCCGATCCTGAAAGTGATTGTCCTGCTTACGCTTGTTGCTTCATAAAATCCCACTTCAATCACCAGGTAGTCGCCTGCCGTTGGTGTTTGAGCGGTTAACGTAAACCCTTCTGTGTCACCGTTGTTATAGCCGATCCGGCTATCCAGCGCCGTATTTATCTCTTGTATGCCATT